TCGTCACCCTCATAACGGGATGTCCACATAGTAAGGGAATACTTAACCCCAGACTGTAGCTCATCGACATAGTGTCCATGTGTTACTTGTGCAGGGAACAAAATGCAGCTTCCAACAGGTACATCTAGGTTGGTAAACTTTTGTCGGGGGAAGTAGAGAGTAGCACCTTCGTAGTCATCGTTCAGCTTAACACTCCCTGTAACCAGAGATGCGTCAGTGTGAAGCCCAAGAGATGTCTGAGTGTCCATAGCATAGCGCATAGTGAAGGCATCACGCAAACCCATGTACTGTAAGGGCTTCCAGTGCTTCTCGCATATCTTAGCTAACTTGTCTTCCCAGAGCTTCTGGTAATCTTTCCAAAGACCTAGCTGTTTTAGCCTGATCTCTTGCGCTGGGAACTTGTCACCCTCCATACTAGACCAAGAACCAAGCTCATCAGACCTGCGGATAAGGTCTTTACACTCACTCTCCGTGAGAAGCTCAGTGACTAGAATTTCATCCGCTACCTCGTTGTAAGACAGCGACAAGATAGGTGCTGACGCCACTGGTTCGTAGTAACCAAACTGATTAGCTAACTTAGTAAAACTAACCTTAGCTTGTTCTCCACCGTTACCATGATAGGTGCAGGGAGCGCAGATAGGGCCAAGTAACTCAACACCAGACTTGGTAACAGTTGGTTCAAAGTTCTGAAAGATGTACGCTTCGTGATCTAGTGCTACCTTTAAGGTTGTAGCAAGTAACTCAGTCTGACAATACTGTTGATCGTCCAACCCTTCGGCTTCCATGTCGTATAGCCAACCTGCCCGTGAGAAGAAGTTCCTTAGCGCACCAGCCCGTCCAATGTACTGACCACTATTAAGGTACTTGTAATGCTCCCGTGGGAATTTGCTATCGAACCTGTCTTGTAGGTCTTTCTTGGGGGGCCAGAAGTTGTCCTCTGCGCCAAACAAGATGTCTACGTTGAAGCCTAAGAACCGCTCCAGTATCTCTTGTGGCGTCTTAACCAAGAAGGTGTCATAACCATCCATGAACAGGACGACATCATCTTCTGGTAAGTCTAGTAGGGCTTCTGCGACCATCTTTAGTTTAGGCATACCAGCGTGACCCTCCATAGGATCGTACCAATCAGAGCCTTCGCCAAGGTTAGTTACCTTAACTCCAAACTTGTCAGCAGACTGCTTTAATGCCCACATCTTACTATCGTCTGTAGCGACAGTAATGAGGTGTAATGTGTCGGGTTTCATAACTTCTGTATCCTCTATGGTACTAGGTCGGGTTGACCGTGGGATTTGAGTAACAACCTCTTTCGGGTAGAAGTAATTGCTCTTGTCTTTTAGCTTCATAGGAACCCACTCATCAACAGGAATGATCTGGTCCTTAAAGTCTTCTATCAGCAGCTTTGCTGTGTCTGGAGTTATTGCGTAGGCGTGGCAGTTGTACCAATAGCCCATATCGTTCCAGCGGTAGCCTAACCAAACGCTGTCGTAATCATTAAGAAGCCAATCGACTTGATCTGGGTTGATCTCATCATAAACAGCGTCCTCCTCAAGGATGATACCGTTTAAACCACTTTTGGCTATCTTCTCCCAGACCCGTAGGTGGCTCACTGAGCACCCAAACTCACCTTTAAGCAGTGGTCGGTTAAGTATGGGGTCTACCCAGTCTGTACGAGGCTTACAGCCAGTCTCAGAGTACATCTGATCCCAAGTCTTATCTCTAGCATCGTAGGCTGACCCATGAAGTGAGATTTGATAGACTATCATTCGGGTTTAGTGGGCCAAGTTACGTTATACGGGAAGCCAGCTTGGTCAGTTATATCCAAAAGCTCTCTTCGGTACTGTTTCCACTCAGATTTCTTTTCTTCCGTAAGTCCTTCCCAGCGAAGGGTGTGCATAGAAATAGCATCAACTTCCGCCAGAAGCATATCACGTTCAAAACGTACCGTATTAGATTTATGTTCATCCAGCATCTCTTGAGTGGGTGGAATCCAAGACAAGGTTGAGCTATCAAAAGTGTCAAGTTGACTTTGTGGTAAAGGTACTTCAACAGTTCCCTCTGGGTAAGAAGCTAACGTCTCTTCATTTGGAGTTGAGTTTGTCTGCCAATACCCCATATCATCGTGATAAAAACCTTTTTCCATTACCTTAACTCCGACCATAAATTGACGCTGTAAGCCGAGTTGGAACCCTGACTTGTGAACCTATAGTAGTGATTGTGTGGAACTATAGCTACAGTGGACCCTGCTAGGTTGTAATAGTTAGAAGTGAAAGACCTAGCTGCTGGTGCATAGTTACTTGTGGTTGTACCAACTTCTATAGTGAAGTAGTTAGTACCTGCCCAGTTGTTACCAGTGACTGAAACTGAAACCATGATGGGTTTACCAGTCGTGTTTTGATAGCTTGTCCCAACACTTCTTGACTGAGTTGCCCAAGTTTGTCCTGTACCTGCGCTTGTGCCAACTTCACCTTTTTGACCCTTAGAGCCAGTGGAACCAGTTGCGCCAGTAGAACCCGTAGGTCCAGTAGCTCCAGTACTACCAGTCTGACCCTTTTGGCCTTTAGCTCCAGTAGCTCCAGTAGACCCAGTTGGACCTGTTGGACCAGTAGCACCAGTTTGACCCTTCTGCCCCTTAGCGCCAGTAGCACCTGTGGCCCCTGTAGCGCCATTTGCACCAGTTTGACCCTTTTGGCCTTTAGCTCCAGTTGCACCCGTGGCTCCAGTGGGGCCAGTGTTACCAGTATTACCTTGAGCGCCAACTTCGCCCTTCTGACCTTTAGCACCAGTTGGGCCAGTAGCACCTGTGGCACCCGTAGGTCCAGTAGCTCCAGTTTGACCCTTCTGGCCTTTGATACCTTGGATACCCTGTGAGCCTGTCGCGCCAGTAGAACCTGTAGCTCCAATCTCACCCTTCTGACCCTTAGCTCCAGTAGCTCCTGTGGCTCCACCCGCTCCGACTTCACCTTTTTGGCCTTTAGCACCAGTTGCGCCAGTAGCTCCAGTGGAGCCAGTAGCACCTTGGACACCTTGGATACCTTGAGTGCCCTGAGCGCCAACTTCGCCCTTTTGACCCTTAGCGCCAGTGGCACCAGTAGAGCCTTGGATGCCTTGGATACCTTGCGCTCCGACTTCACCCTTCTGACCTTTATCGCCAGTGGCTCCTGTAGTTCCTGTGGCTCCGATCTCGCCCTTCTGACCTTTATCTCCAGTGGCCCCGGTTGGCCCAGTAGCTCCAGTAGAGCCAGTAGCACCTTGAGCACCGACTTCACCCTTCTGACCTTTATCTCCAGTGGCTCCTGTAGTGCCTGTGGCTCCAAGCTCACCTTTCTGGCCCTTAACACCCTGCAATGCAGAAGCGGTAATCGTAGCCTTCTTCCAGCTACCCGCAGAGGTGTCATAGACAGGGATGATGTCGTCAGATGCAGGAGAAGCGTTAGTGGATAGACCTGTGAGGGCAGTGTCAATGTTATCGGCTGTAACGTCAGCACCCGCAGCGACACCATCAAGTTTAGTACCATCAGAGGACACATTACGTCCGTCTACTGTACCTACATTGGTGACGTTGCGGCTATCGTCGATTACTTCTACGCCGTTAATTTTTACTGCCATCTTCGTGTACCCACTATTAGCTTGTTTTTATTGTTCTTAGATAGTTTGGTCAGTTTGAACATCGTTAGTGACAGACAATGTGCCACTTGTGTCTAACTTGAGTTTGTTTGTACCTTGATATGCGAAGTAGAGTGAACCTCCGCTCTCAGTTATAGTCCAGTCGCCAAAGTCTACTGTAGGAACATTGAGTGTCCCTGACATAGTGTCGCCAGCCAGTTGTACATAGCGTGTGTCGTGTGTATGACTGTCGTTTACTACTGTAGCTGTGATGTTAGCATCTGCACCGCCGTTAAACACCGCTGTACCTGTAACATCCCCACTTAGGGTAATGTTTCGGTTGTTAGCTAACTGAGTGGCACTAGAGGCGATACCTGTAAGGTTACCAACTACGTCACCAATGAC